GTTTCCCAGTCACGATCCGAAGACGCCATAGAAAATGCCATCAAATCTGGCACATTGCGAGTTAAATATTCGGACAAAGAAGTCACCTATCGCAGCCTTGATGAGCTTTTAAAGATCCGCGATCTTATAAAAAAGGATCTTGGCCTCTCCTCGGGTGTTGGAAATCGTCTTTATGCCAGCTATTCAAAAGGACTAAAGAACAATGAAGAATAATTTAATTGATAAAGTCGTTGGATATTTTTCTCCGCAAGCTGGGCTTAAAAGATCTCAAGCGAGATACGTTGAAAATAAGCTGCAAACCATATTGAAAAGAAAATATGACGGCGCCGCTACGGGCCGCCGCACAGACGGTTGGTTTACAACAAGCTCATCACAAGATGCGGCGGCACGCGGTCAACTGTCTCTCCTTAGAGATAGATCCCGCGACCTTGTAAGAAATGATCCCTATGCAAAACGCGCAATCTCTGTGATCGAAACAAACATTGTTGGCACTGGAATTCTCGCAAAGGTTATGGACAAGAGCTCATCGCGGGCGAAAAAAATTCAAGATGCTTGGATGGAATGGGCCGAATCAACACAGTGTGATGTGTCTGGCAAATTAAATTTCTATGCAATGCAGGCGCTTGTCGCAAGAGGCGTTGCTGAAAGCGGAGAAATGTTGATCAGAAAAGTGATCACACGCGAAAAGCAAACAATTCCTTTAAAATTACAAATCCTAGAGCCCGACCTCATCGACACAAATATTGATGGCCTAAAAGCAGATAAGGCAAATCCAGAGAATTATGTCACTCAGGGCATAGAGTATGACAAATATGGAAAGCCGATTGCTTATTACATGTTTCAACAGCATCCAGGCGATAACAAAATAAACTTGAGAAACTCTCTTAAGTCTATTCGCATTCCAGCTGATGAAATTATCCACGTTTACAGAATGGATCGAGCAGGGCAATCGCGTGGCATTCCATGGATGCACGCTGTGATCTTAAACCTTCAAGACCTTGATGAGTATATTGATGCGACAATTGTAAAACAAAAAGTTGCTGCGGCTTTTGCGGCATTCGTTAAGGACATTGAGGGAGGAGACATTGACGGCGGCACGGCTGCAATATCTGAAAAGATTGAGCCTGGAGCTATTGAGATTCTCCCTGGCGGGAAAGATATTTCATTTCCAAACCCTCCGACAAATAGTGATTTTGATCCATTTGTGAAAAAGATTTTGCACGGGATCGCAACAGGTTTTGATATTTCCTATGAGGCTCTGACAAACGATTATTCAAATGTGAATTTTTCCTCTGGCAGAATGGGACATATTGAGTTTTCAAGGGCCGTTGACAAGTGGAGATGGCACACGTTCATTCCTCAGATGTGTGATGGGGTTTGGGATTGGTTTATTCAATCTTATAAAATTGCTGGGATTGACTCAAGTGATGTGAAAGTTGTTTGGACTCCTCCGCGCAGAGAGATGATTGATCCCACAAAAGAATTTAACGCATTAAAAGATGCTGCGAGAAACGGCTTTACAAGCGTTTCAGAAATTATCCGATCTTTAGGTGACGATCCCGAAACTGTGTATAAACAAATCGCAGAGGATTATAAAAAGTTTGATGACCTTGGATTAAAATTTGATTCTGATCCTAGAAAGACAACCGATTTTGGTATGTTTCAACCCGTTGCTAATTTAACAGTAAAAGACCAAAAAGATGTTGCCGAAGATCCAGAGGATGATGAGGATTCTGAAAGATATTTTAAAGATGAAAAAGGGACTCTTTGGAGGCAAAACAAAAATGGCTTTGAAAGAGTTAGCGGTTAGGGAAAGAAACTTTCCCGAAAACATTAAATCATTAAAGCGCATCTCTCACACAGAGCTTGTGCTTTCTTTGTTGCAAGACGAAAGATTTCGCGGCCCAAAAGGTGATTCTGTTAAAGGCGACAAGGGAGAGCCTGGTAAAGATGGCGAATCTATCGTTGGTCCGCAGGGAATTCCAGGCGAATCCGTTCGCGGAGAAAAAGGCGACAAGGGAGAGAAGGGCGATTCGATAAAAGGGGATCGAGGAGAGATTGGGAAAACTCCAAAGCACGAGTGGGATGACACAAAAATAAGATTTCAAAAGCAAGATGGCTCATGGGGAAAATGGCAAGATCTTAAAGGCAAAGACGGCCTTTCTATTCGCGGGGAAAACGGTAAAGCTCCAGAGCATCAGTGGGATAAAACGAGAATTAGATTTAAAAATCCAGATGGCTCATGGGGACCTTATGTTGATCTCAAGGGCGAAAAGGGCGACGCTGGCGAAAACGGCCTAAACGGGAAAGACGGGAAAATCCCAGATCACGAATGGCAAGGATCAAAATTAAGATTTGAAAAGCCAGATGGGAATTGGGGAAAGTGGACCGATCTCCAGGGGCCAAGAGGAGTTGGCGGCGGCGGGGGAGCAACGTCTAGCTCAAATGCCAGCGAAAATGTTTGGAGTCGTGACAATTTTACAATTTTATCTGGCGAAACAAAAATCATAGACCAAATTCCAGTCGCAGATTTGCGCCACGCTGACTATATATTAAATTTTTTGCAAACATCAACAAGCAAGGAAAGGTCCCTCAAGCTCAGTGCCGTTAAGGACGATACTGGAGTAAAGGATACGATTTACGCAAAAATTGGCTCACACCTAGACATTGAGATTGACTCGCAAATCGTTGGTCTTGATTATCAGTTAATTTGTAAAAACAATGAGTCAACAAGCTTAAGCTTATCCTTAGTGAAAATGAAAATTTAACACAGAGGAGAATACATTATGTCACGACAATTTTTTGGTATTGAAGATGGCTTAGACATTTACGAAGAGAATGGGGATTTGAAGGCGCGGATTTTATTTTCAAATGTCGCGCCAGACGGTCTTGGAGATCAGTCATCAGCGCCGATTGGATCATTTCTTTTAAGAACAGATAACGGGACAATTTACAGCAAAAAACAAACGCTGGAAATTCGTTCGACTGGGTTTTAAATGGCTCAAGCGGGATCGGCACATTTCGTCCAGAGAATGTTGTTTTAGTTACGGGCGCAGTTCAAGGCGCGGGTACTAGAGACGTTGTGGCAAGTCCATTTTCTGATGATAATGGCGCGGCAGTTGCCCTTTCAGAGTTTGTTGTTGGTCGATATATTATTTCTGGATCTGGCACATCGCCCGTTCTTTTAGAAATAACAAATGTTGTCGGGAATAACGTCACGTTTGCGACGGCAGTAAATCCCCTTGTTGCGCAAGATACATTTGTCACGGAATATTATTTGCCAAATCCAGACGGATTTGAGCAAACCACAATCGTAAACTTTAACGGCTCAACAATTGTTGAGATCCCGCTTTCAAGCTTTGCAACGAATGTGTATTTGTCTGCGGGTTATGCTGCGGCAAGCGGAGACGTGCTGCCTGGAGATTCTGCGCAGGCTGCGATCCAAAAGCTCGACGGTGTAAACGACGCGCAAGACACTTTGCTTGGTACATCTCAGGGAGCGTTAAATCTCGGTGCGTGGATTGCGCCAGTGACTCTTTTGTTTTCTGCAACATCAACAGTGAAAGCTCTTTTTCAAAGAATTGGCGAATTGCTTATGCAACTTCGCGGCGTTGAGGTTACTGGAATAACTGCGGTAACAACCGTTGATAGTGTGCCTCATGCAACAGTTAAATGCGTAACGTGGCTTGTTGAGGCTTTTGAGGAGGCGGATCCAACGAGAAGAAAATCCCGAATTATATCTGCCTTAACAAACGGGACTCTTGTGGATGATACGGATTTTGCAAAATTAAACATTGGTGGAAATTTTAACTTTAATTTAAGTGTAGATATTAGTGGACCTGATATGCGTTTACGGGCAAGCTCATCGACTGCGGGCATTACTGTTCGTGCTCGTCGAATTGAAGTGGTAAAAACAGTTTTGTAATTGGGGGATGATTGGCGTTTGATCGCGACAAAGCATTTGAAGTGTCGGAGGACGGTTTTCTTTTAGAAAACGGTGTCCATATTATTAGTGGACCTGACACTCCCATTGCTCTTGCTATCAATCCAACTAACCCCACAGTGTTTTTGCAAACAAATGGTGCTATTTGGTATCACACAGGAGCGGGATCTTGGGCACGCTCAGGATCTCTTAATTTTTCTTTTCACAAAATCAACGGAGTTGTTGTCATCCCTGACGGACAGCAAATGGTAACGTATGGTTCTTTTGAAGTAACTCCGACTGGTTGTTTTGAAATAGAAGATGAAGCTAAATTTAAAATCGAGGTGGGTTGATGTCTTTAATAGCTGGCGGCGTAACAATACCTGTTCTTGGTGCGGACCCAACCGAGACGCCCGACGCGGGTAAAGTTTTTATTTACAGCGTTGGATCTTCGTTAAAAATGAAACTATCAGACGCCCCGATCGTGACTGGGAAAC